CTTCAGCAATGAGCTGATGATGCGTTTTCAACCCCTCTTTCACCGTCCGAATTTTTGCTTTTTCCGCCCGCACTTTTTCACGCTCTGCTTTTTCCCGCTGCTTCGCCTGCTTCAGCCTCGCCAACGCCACCCCACATTCAGGGCTACACCATTGCCGAAAGCTGTCATAGGTTTCAAAACGTTCACCACAGATTTTGCATTTTCGTTTTCGTATTTTTGTCATTCATACCTCAAAAAAAATACACATTATCGCCACAAAAATATTGACACACGCCTAATAAATACTTATAATACACACATTAATTAACAACACATCGAGGAGAAAACAAATGTGAACAGCAAACAAATGATAAAATTGCTCAAACAAGATGGTTGGTATCTTGATAGCATAAATGGAAGCCACCACCATTTTGAGCATCATCAAAAAAAGGGAAAAGTTACCGTTCCCCACCCAAGAGCCGAATTAGGACATCTTGAAAAATTAATCAGAAAACAAGCGGGGCTATAAGCCCCTTTAAGGAGAAAATCAATGTTATATCCAATCGCACTTGAAAAAGTTACTGATGGTTATGTTGTCTCCGTGCCTGATATTCCTGGCTGTTTTTCAGCTGGTGATACATTGGAAGAGGCATATAACAATGTAAAACAAGCTATCACATCACATCTGGAGTTAGTTGTCCGAGACAATGAAGAAGTTCCTCTACCAACCCCGCTAGAAGAACATAAAGCCAATCCAGATTATCAAAGCGTTGATATTTTCTTTGGCGTTGTTGATGTTGATATTAGCCACCTCTTAGGGAAAGCTGAACGTATCAACATCACAATGCCAGCCTACTTAATTAAACGTATTGATGAGTTTGTCGCTACACACCCACATTACAAAAACCGTAGTCATTTTCTTGCCTCAGTCAGCGCAGATAAAATAATGGCTTAATATCCCCCTTACGCTTGACATTCTCCTCGGTCAAGCGTAGGATTTAACTCAAAGGTGCTTCAAAACGCCTTTTAAAATACCTACAGTCGCCATTCACTGCGTCAATGTGATTTTTTTGTATCTGAAATTTGGTGTTTCTCCTTTTCTCAACCAAATTCAATACAAATAATAAATTCAATCTATGGATAGGGTGGTGAGGAAATAACCAATACCCACGCCGTCACTGTAGCGGTTTTGAACACCCTATCCGCCCAACCTATTCAAAAGGAAATACAGTATGTCAAATCAACTTTTCAACTTTAATTCAAGCCCTGTTCGTATTGAAATTTTCGACAATCAACCGTTTTTCTGTTTGCTTGATGTTTGCAGAATTTTTCAAATCCAAAATTCCCGTAGAGTTCAAAGCCAGATGCTAGATCCTCAAGGTGTACGTCTAGCGTACGCTTTGGCAAAAGATGAAAAACAACGTAAAACTGCCTTCATCAATGAACCCAATTTATATCGGATCATTTTTCGTAGTGAAAAACCCATCGCAAAATCATTCCAAAACTGGGTATTTGAAGAAGTTCTTCCACAAATCCGCAAAACTGGAAAATACAGTTTACAAAATCAACAACTCGCCCTACCTGAACCCGAAAAGAAATACACTTTTGAATTCACCGAGTACGAGCTTGAACAACTTGCTTGGTTATGGTTCAGCCACAAACGGATGAACACCCTACTCGCTGAGCTTTATGCCCCGCTGAACGCCATTGGCTCAACCTACAGTGGCGCGGTTTACAGCCACGCCTATGAGTACAAACGCCATTATGAAGAAAGCCAAGCTACCCTACAGCGTTTAACTCAACCATTTACCCAATCGAAAAAACTCAATTGGCAACGAGTTATCCCTAAAATCAACCCAACAAAAAAGCTGCTTGATTTCTAAAACTCCCCAAAATCCAACCGCACTTCGGTGCGGTTTTTGTTATACTTGTGTTATACTTCTCTACAGGGAGGATTAAATGGCACTTACAATCGGATTATTTACCCTTGCCGCGGTAATGTTCGGCATTGTAATGGCGATTAATCACGCCGTTAAAAAAGATAAAAATGCTTAATTTTTTAACCGCTCTTTTGAGCGGTTTTTAATAGCCGTAAAATCCTTGCCTGTCGCTAAATCTCACGCCTTGTTCTGCTGCCCAAGCCTGAACATACTCAATCAAACTCGCTAACCGTTTCACGCCCATTTGTGCCGTGCTTTCGCGTAAATTCACGACTTCACCCTCAAAGCCAATCGCCATCTCCGCTTGCTCGCCAGTGGCAATTTTATGACCGCTCACAAAAAGCATTTTCCACGTTTCCAATGTTTGCTTTTTGCCGTTAAAGGTACATTGCTTGGCAATATCCGTTAGCATTGCGTGGAGTTTTGCATTCTGTGCCAACGTGCGTGTTAAGGGCTTTATTTCCACCACCGCAGGGCTTTTCTCATCTAAGGCAAGGGAATGTATTACCCCGATCGCATTTTGCTGTATGCGTGCATTACGCAAGAAAAAGCGTTGTTTAGTTTCCATACCCACCGCACTTCTTCACAAAATCTAACGTAACCGAACGCTGTAAGAGCCAGTCAAAAACATATTTCGGCGTGCACCACGTGTCTTTGTCGAATTGTTGTTCGGTCATCATTTCATCCCTAAAATCGCTTTGCATTTTTCAATGCCGTGTTGATTAATTTTTCTTTGCACTTCAGGCGGAACAAAGCTCGGTTTCGCTGGCAGGGTGATTTGCGGTTTAGGCAACGTTTCGCCCGCTTCCAAACGTGTTGCCATTGAGTCTAATGCTTCTCCCACCGCCTTTCTCAATTCTTTTTTTGTTGCCTCACGATTGTCGCAATACAAATCCGTCAGCAGCCAATATTCCGCATCGCTCTCAAATTGGAATTTGTGGATTTCCAGCATTCCGTAGCCTTGGAATTTCTTGAGTCGTTGGTAAAGCTCTTCTTCGTTCGGCAAACCTAACGCTTCAAAGCGATCTTGCTTGCACCAAGAAATAAACTTGCCCACACCTGGGAAATAATCATCAGGTTTCGACCGCACTTTACGCATTCCCGCACGAACTTGCTCAATGGTGCGAATATTGTTTTCCGCAAAGCCTAAAACCCAAGTGCGCTTGGTGATGGGTAGCTGCACTTCGTCAAATTGACCACGCATTGCTGGGCAAGCAGCGAATAATTGCGAAAAAATCTGATCAACCAATTTTTCAATCTCATTGGGCAAGCGTTGCGATTTTTGCTGTGGCTGGCTGGGAAATTTAGCTTGTCTTGCCATTGCGTTTTGCATTGTTTGCGGATTAACTTGTCTGATCACAGCATTCCTCTCCAACCTTCCTCGGTGTTCCATTCAATCGCATTCAATTCTGAAGCCGTTTTACGCTGTGGTTTTGCGTTATTTTTCTTCACCGTGAGCTGATCCCATTTCTCCCGCAGCTTGGCAGGGCTAAGAATATTGGTTTTCCAGAACAAGTCTTGGTTTGCCCACTGAAACAGTCCGCAAATTTCCCTATGCGTTCGCTTATCACGCTCACGCATCAGGCGGATCTCATTCGCCCAGCTGTCGAAAGACGGCGGTTTGACGTCGGGGTTAAGTTTTTGAACTAATCCAAAAATCCACTGTGCGGCAGTCATATCATCATCGGAAAATTTAAATCGAGATTTTTTGCTCTCGCCGCCGTCCGAATTTTTTTCGGACGAAGAAGGAAGGTTAATTGACTGGTTAATAGAGTGACTGGTTATGGTGCTAGCTCCTAGCATACCCCCTATGCTATCTGCTGGCATACCTATGCCATCTCCTAGCATACCCGTGCTATCTGCTGGCATACCCTTATCAAGGTGCAAAATATAAAGATTAGAGCTTGAGCCGTCTTTATTTTTGCGAGCTTTTTTAGAGATAAACCCCATTTGAATTAATGCCTCAATATGCGTTCTTGCACTGGCTTTTGAGATTTCACAAACATCGGCAATATATTGATAGGAAGGAAAGCAAATGCCATCATCATTAGCGTTATCTGCTAATTTCAATAAGACTAATTTACGCAAAGGATTACCGACTTTAATCTCCATTGCTTTTGCCATTAAAAGTAAACTCATAGCCCCACCGCCTTATCTTGTGTAAATTCCCCATTCCAATTTGCTTTCATTGGCAAACTCCCTTTCACATACCATTCATAGAGCTTTGCCGCCCCTTTCTTCAACAACACAGGTTTATACGCGATAAACGGCTCTTTACCGTGCTGAGAAATCTCCGTGGTTTCTTCCGTGAGATATTGATCTCGGGCATAAGCCTTAACGCGTTTTGTTCTGCTATCTTGGTAGAGCCAGTTTTTACCAATCAAAAATGGTTATCTTGATACAGCCAGTTTTTGCCAATCAAAAATTCACCCACTTTTAACGCATTAACCCCATTCAACCCTTTCACAAATTCAAATGGAGAAATTCCATTGCGGAAATAACTTTCCATTGATTCGATTTGTTCGGATTTTTGCTTGCTTTCTAACAAGGCTTGGTGTTCGCGAACTAATGCGAGTTGTTCACTTTCTTTTGCATCTGCCCAAGCCCGAGCAGCAGCAACAGGATCGCTAAAGTTAGGCAAAAGTGCGGTGGTTTTTTGCTGATTTTCTAGTTCATTTAAACGATCAATAATCTTGGCTCTTAACTCAATCCGATAGCCGGAAACTAAAATCATCGTTTCTCGTTTTGGTAAACGAATTTCGCTTGTTAAACCTGTTTCAGGATTTTTAATAATAAAAATCCCTTTAAAATCAAGACTATCCATATTTGGATAGAGTTCATCAAGCATATTACGAATATCACGCATAACGTGAGCGTGTTGTTTTTCACATAATTGAGCAATTTCGCGACTACTCATCGTAATACTTGATTTTTCTGTATTTATCGGTAATAATTCTGTCATCTATGTAGCTCCTTATAGCTCTTAATTGCCACCGCTCCAACGGTGGTTTTTTATTGCTTATGAATAGCAATCGCCACTTCGATCGCTTTTGCCGTGGTCTGTTGTGATTTGTGCAATAACTTATGCAACACATCTTGCTCTTCCTGCGTCAGTACGCCGTCGCTCAAAAACTCGTTGAGCTTGGCAAATAAAATCCCACGCTCAGCAAGTTCTTGCAGTTGTAACTGCGATAGCTCGACTAAATCTGTTTCGTTTTCGTTCGGTACAGCAAAACTCACCTTGCCTAAACGCCGATTGATTTCATCCGACCAATTACTTACGCCATATTCAAGCTCAATGGCAATCAATTCTTCGCAGGTGAAACGCTGTCCTTTGGTTTGATACAAGCGGTTATTCAATGCCTGCTCTGTCATACCAAGAAAGCCCGCAACGGCTGCTTTTCCGCCTTGGCACTTTTCTATCATTTCAATAATCGTTTTCTTCATTGCCATAAATTCCTTGTGGATTTTGTGGTTTTGTTTTTGGGTGGAGGTGGTAAATTAGCCGCCAACAGGAAAAACATCATCAAGAGAACAAGTTAAACCGTGTTCATTTAACACTTGAACAATTTGCTTAGCTGTCTCAATTGATGGCTGTCTGATACCTAGCTCATAGTGACCAATAGCACCTTGTGTTTTATTAAGATGCTTAGCCATATCAGCTTGAGTTAAGTTGGCTGCTTTTCTGAACGCTGCAATTTTGTTCATCGATAAGCTCCTGTATTAAAAACACATAAATAATACAAAAGGTATAATTGAATGTAAAGAGCAAAATACTTTTAGTATTTTGACTAATTAATACAATCGGTAATAATTGGCTGATTTATTTAATAATGGTGAGAGCTATGAAAAAACCTTGGAATCAATATGTGCGTGAAAAAATGCAAGATCAGAACCTAAAGCAAGATGATATTGCTGAAGCGATGAATAAAACGCAAGGGGCAATAGGACACTGGCTTACAGGTAGAAGAAACCCAAATGTCGGTGAAGTGGCTCAAATGATTCATTTAGCTGGCGTAGATAAGGTTATTTTAAATAGTGATGGGACACTTGAAGATTTCGATCCTAACGCTTCCTTTACTTCTGTAAAAAAATCATACTCTTATCCATTAATAAGCTCTATTCAAGCTGGAACGTGGACAGAAGCGTGCGATTTTCACGATAGTATAGGTTATGACTATATTGACACAGAGATAGACGCAGGCGAAGACGCGTTCTTTTTGAGGATAAGCGGCTTATCGATGGAGCCTAAATTTAGCGAAGGGGATTTAGTGTTAATTGACATTCGCAAACGCCCTCACCCCGGTGACTTTGTAGCCGCAGTCAATGGAAACGGTGAGGCAACCTTAAAACGCTATCGTGAATTAGGCGAAATTTCCGAATCAGGTCATCCGCACTTTGAACTTGTTCCACTTAACCCTGATTTTCCTACCCTTAGCTCAATGAGACAAGATATCCGCATCATCGGCGTGGCGGTTGAGCATAGGAGTTATTTGTAATGAGCAGATTAAACGAACATAAATTTTGCCTAAACAACGAAGAAGCCCTGCAATTTATCGAATTGCTAAAATCTTACGATAAAGACTTATATTGGAATAAAGGGCGAAATATCCATTGGCGAACGATTAATTTTGTGCCTAATGACAGAGATGAGTTAGCTGGACCTGTACCAGGAGCAACGGTTCAAGTTGACTATAAATACAGTAAACGTGTGAAAGAGTCAGGAAAACTTGTTTTGACTTTATTCAAACGCAAACAACACGAGAAATTACGAGCTTACCAATTAGAGCTATCTGATGAAAATAAAATCAGTTCACACGATGGAAATACAATTATTAAAGGTAGCCACGAACATATAGGTAAACAGGTGAGAAAGATTATCCCTGATACAGAAATTGAAAATATTGCTCACTGGTTTGCTTTATTTTGCGATAAAATCCGTTTAGAATTTACTGGAAGCAAACTTAATTTGCCGGAGGAATAAAATGATAGATTGCCAATGGCTACACAACCAAATTGACTTACATTGCCATAAGGTAACTAGCCTTAATGGTTCTGCTGGCGTGTGCGTACAAACCAACCATAAATGGCTAGATGGTTCTCTATTAAGTTTTTATATTATTCCACAGGGTGAACAGCTGTTAATCACCGATGATTGCGATACCTTGTTCCATTTCCACACCACCGGACTCATTGAACATAAGCGATCTTGGAAAAAAATCAAAGATAAATTGAATACTGTTCATACCGATATTGCATTGGAAGATGATGGTGAAATTTTATGTATTACCACACAAGAAAAAGCGACTTACGCGATTGCTGATTATACTTCAGCTTTGTGCGGTTTAATGCACTACGAAAGAGAGCTTGCAGGCATACCAATGCAAGTTAATCACCTTGCCGATGAGGTGGAACTTTATTTAAAAGCGTGGAAACCTTACGCCAAATTCACTAGATCGCCAAAAGTAAATGGTATTTCAGGGCATAGCTACACACTGGATTTTCAACTAGATGATCAACTTATAATGGCGATTAATCCAACACCTAATGCCGTTGGCTCAGTTATGCGAAAAGCAGGTGATATTCTAAGTGGTAATGACTTAGCTGGGCGTAAAATGTTGGTTGTTGTTGATGATAGAAGCGATCAGCTTTTCGAGCAAAAAGCAGAAGAAGAAATTCAAATTATTGCTTCATTGGTTAAGGCTGTTCCACTATCAAGATTGATAGAAATATCAGCAAAGACAAATCAAATTCAATAACAAACCGCCTCACGGCGGTTTTCTTTTGCCTCAAATCTTGCTTATTTTCACTCAAATCGTGCTTAAATCCCCAAACTGCAATCATTTCAAGGAGTTAGGTAAATCACCTCGCCTTGCTTAACGCTTTCGTGATGTCTCGAAAATGATTACGCGTGCGTAACACGTTTCACTTCAAAGCTAAGATTGAGGGCTTTCATCACTTTAAGCACAGTAGAAAATGTCGGGTTGCCTTTGCCTGAAAATGCCTTATACAACCCCTCACGGCTTACCCCTACTTCTCTGGCTAACTGGCTCATATTGCGAGCTTTGGCAATATCCCCCAATGCAGACAAAATTAAATCCACATCATTTTCCTGTAACACCTCATTTAAATAAAGCTGGATTTCTTCTTCACTTCTTAAATGTTCGGCAATATCAAAATCTTGTAATTCCATCATTTAAACTCCCAATTCTTTCGCTAATAATTTCGCTTTTTCAATATCTTTGGATTGTGTTGATTTATCGCCAGCAAAAGCAAAATCACCACCACTCCATTTTGGTTTTTCAAATAAATGCGATAGCCCTTGCCCTCCGTAATACGCAATTCTGAAATCCCTTCACCAACGGGCTTAACATCACCAAAATTCCCTAACTGCAATCGCTTAATACGGGTTTGAATTTTCGCCCTCGCTCTTAAGTCTTTTAATTCATCAAGCCATTTCTTAAATAAGGTTGTTGATTTTATTTGGATCATCGTTGCCCTCACACACAAAAATTATACCTCAACCGCCTTAAGCTGTGAACTAAAATCAACAAAAATGCGTTCAACCTTAATCTCACAACCGCTTGCAGGTTAAAAAATAAGCAATCAAACAAATTTTTTCAAATTATTTTTCTTTGAAAATCAACTATATAAAAATACATAAGGTATTTTTATATGAAAATTAAATACGTTTAGTATTCACAAATACAATACTTATGGTATTATACACCCATCAAAACGAAACAACGTTTAATGCTCTTTAACAATCAAGATGAAATAAAAAGCCCTGCGGTAACAGGGCTTGGATAATTAAACTTCGCGAACAGGTGTTTGTCGGTTAGTGTCCATAACAAGCCCGATACAATGTAAGCAGTTTTGTTTGGTCGTATAACCTTCACTTTGAGCTATAGGTTCGTGATTGGCGGCTTTTAGTCGCCAATACCACTGACCATTAACACCTTTGAAAATTTCAAAATACATAGAGGTAACTCCTTATGCAAAATGAAATGAAACGCTATGCAATTTCTTACTTCTTCAAAGGGAAGAAGTGGTGTTCAGATGTCTACGCCAACTCATTTGAAGAAGCACAAGAAAAAGTCAAAGCAATGTCCCAAGCAACTATTGATGGTGAG